CGGATACGGAGACGCCCAGGCCGGGCAGGCTCTTCTGCAGCTCGTTGATGTCGTCCCACTTGGCCGTGTCGTCGATCATGTAAAGGATCGGCAGCAGCCTGGTCTCCCGGCTGTCCCCGTTGAGGAAGCTCGTCCCGCGCTTCACCAGCTCGTCGTAAATCCCTTCGTCCTCGTACCCGGAGGAAGTGATCATCAGCGTCAGCGGCTGCTCGCGCGCGCCGGTACCGGAAACCATGACCTCATACTGCTTGAGCCCGCGGTCTCCCGGCCAGGAGGATCCTTCGTCGCAGACCGTCAGCTGAGGGTTGTAACCGTCGCTCTTTTTTTCGTTGAAGGCGATCTTCTTGATGGTCGTGTTGGATTCCTTGACGTAAAGGTCGTTCTTCCTGGGCCTGGTCCGCTTGTCCAGGGCCGGCTCCTGCTCCACCGCGAATTTGAACGCTGAATAGACAAGATCCGTCTGGTCCAGCTTCGGGGCCACACAGTAGACCTCCGCGCCGAATTCGCACTCGCAGTAGGTCATATAAAGCATGATCGCCGCGGCCAGCAGGGTCTTGCCGCACTTGCGGCCCACCACCATGAGCACCTGACGGTAATGCCGGTGCCCGTCCGCGTCCACCAGGCCGAAGATCAGGGAGACCGCGGCCTTCTGCCACAGCGACAGCACCAGCCGGCCCGGTGCCAGCTTGCCCTTGTTGTGGTGCATGTAACGTTCGATAAATGCGATGGCGTTGTTCGCCTTCCGCTGGTCGAACTGATAAGCCCCGTCCTCCAGGTCCTTGATCACCCGCTCGTACAGCTTGCGGATCCACCGGCCGACCGTTACGCTGCCGTTCATCATGGCCTGGTAATAAGCCAGGACGTAATTCACGGCCCCGTTGTCACATTCCGGCGCGGAACTGGCTGATTTCGTCATCGCCCGTGTCTTCCTCCGGCGGCAGCATCTCGTTCAGCTGACGGATGATCGCCTGGTAGTTCTTGTCCACCTTGATGAACAGCGCAGCCGCCGGCCGCTCCCTGTCGTATGGGTCGATCTTGTCCGACTGGGAATACAGCTCCGTCAGTCCGTTCTTCCGGATGTCGGCGTTCAGCTTGTCGAGCTGCACCCGGAGGCGGGCCGCCTGGACGATCAGCCCCTGCGCCAGCTGCTTCTGCTTGGGCTGCATGTTCTTATACACGGCCTGGAGCCGTTCGGTCTCAGCCTTTTCCGTTGTCATGGTCCGTCTCACCTCCGATCGAAAGGAAAACAAACCGTTTCCCGTCAGCAGAATTTCATTTTTCACACAAAAAAACCGCCTTTTCAGCGGTTGTTTTTGCATGTCCCAAAAAAATCCCTACATCTCCCGCCCCCGCTTATGGGGTGGGGGTCTTTACACGCGGGGGCCTATGCGCCCCCGCAGAGCCAAAAATCTGAGAGCGGCGTCACTGGAACGGTGGACCCTGGACGGGGTCGGAAAGGGGGGCCTCGGCCCCCGGGCCGCCCCTCGGGCCGGCTCGGGCCCCGCGCCGCGCCCCGTGACGCCCTCCGAATCGCGCCCCGCGCCCTACCTCGTGCCGCGTGCCGTCACCCTGCCGAGCTCGTCCACGTCCCAGCGCGTCGGTCCTTTGCCGTGCAGCTGCTCATGGCAGTCCCGGCAAATCAGTTCAATGTTGTCCCAGTTCAGAGAGATCTCCGGATCGTTGATGTTTTCCGGCGTGAGCTTCACTTTGTGATGAGCTTCAAGCGGATGCTTCTTCGTGCCGACCACGACCAGCCCCTTCTGGTAGCACCGCTCGCACATATTTCCGCGGGCCTTAGCCAGATCTCTGCGGCAACGTTTCCACACCGCACTGCTGTAAAAAGCATTTGCAAACTGCTCCTGCTCATGCACCGCGCCGTCCTCCAAATAAAACAGGACACCGGCGTCCGCCCGTGTCCTTTGCACAACTTTTCGAGCGTATATTATCACGTCCGCGAAACGGTGTCAATGTATCATACATCGGGAAATTTTTATCAGTCGTCATACATGTGACTGGTTCTGCGGAAAGCGCTGCGCTGTTCATCGTCATCTATGCCGATATACACCTGGGTTACTTCTGCCTTGCTGTGGTTGAACAGTTTCATCAGCATGGCCATGTCCCCGTAATTCCGGTAAAACCAATAGCCGAAGGTCTTCCGCAGCGTATGGGTTCCGATGTGAACATCGGCAGGCAACTTCCCGATCTTTCCGATTGCCTGGACATCCCTGAGCGCTGTCCTCTCTGTGATGGCTTGCGCCCTGCCCGTGATCCGGTTACGCTGCCTGCTGATGAACAGCGGATCTTCCGGATCCCGGTCTGCCAGCCTCTCCCGATAGATCTTCTGAAGCGTGTCATTGAACGCCATCTGCTTTTTCTTCCCGGTCTTTTGTTCAGTGATCTCCAGATACTTCCGGCCCCGTACATCGCCGACCTTCAGCTTCAGCAGGTCGCCGATCCTGCGCCCCAGGAAGATCCCGCTCACAAATAACAGATACCGCCTCTCACCGATCGGACTTCTGTCCTGCGCCAGGACGTCCATCAGATCGCGGATCACCTTCTTGTCCCGGATGGGCTCCACCTTCATCCGTGCGCCTCCCTTTTTGTCGCGTTTTGCAAATATTCAGACATTTTCCCGGCCGCCCCCCGTTCTGGTTTTCTTCATTATTATGATCAGGAACGGATAGGCCTTGTTTGCCTGACTGTCCGATGCTCAAAAAAACAGGACAACCAGCTTCTAAAAACGAAATCGATTTCGTATTTGCCAGCCGTCTCCGGCCCCGCATTGACACGGACTGAAACGTGCTGCGGAGCGGCAGCCTGGAGACGCCGGCGTCCGCAGACGGCTTCTGCGAACGTGCGCGGGACCTATGCGCAAGACCCGCTCATGCGGCGGAAAGGATCGCCGACCGGCTGAAGGGCATCCCGCGCCTGCGCGCGGAGACGGCTGTAATTCGCTCATTTCATTCGCTCAGGTAGGAAGTAGCGCAGCCTTCGGCTGCTCAGGTAGAAGGTAGCGCTCGCTTTCGCTCGCTAAGGTATATACCTCCTACCTCCTACCTCGTCCCTCCTACCTAATCCGTCATCCTCCTGACCTCCTGGATCACCTCTTGGATAACATGCGGGCCACTCCATTGCCCGGCGGTCGCGCTGATCAGGATCAGACGGTTCATCAGCTCCTTGGCGTCCACCAGCTGCGGAGCGTCCCGCACGATCGGCTGCGGGATCGGCATCCAGTCGGACACCAGGATGGTCTGCTCGTCGTCCACCACCCCGTCATCCAGGTACCAGCTGCCATCGTCCCAGATGGCCCGCACCACTTCGTGGTCATACCGGAAGCCCCCGTGCTGCCCGCTCACCACGGCCAGCACCTCTTCGCCGTCCAGGGGTTTATAAAACTTCGCGTTGATCCATTTACTGCTGCTCATGCCTGTGTGCAACCTCCGTGTTGATCTCCAGCGTCGGCCCATCCTCCTTGGCCCGCTCTTCCTCCAGGGCACAGATGGCCTCCGCCATCAGGTCATACCACCCGATCGGCGTCTTATTCTCGCCTTCCACCCGGTAAAGGACGTAAACCTTGTCAGAACGGCAGCTCATCTTCCGTCACCTCGACATAACCGTTCTGGTCGCTGGGCTCCATGCCGGTGTCCTGCCGGAACGCCTCCTGCTGCTCGCCCTGGCCCTTCGGCGTCAGGAACTCCACCCCGCCCGCGCTGTCCGCCGTCAGCTCCAGCTCGGCCCGGGCCTCTCCGTCCCGGCTCGTCCAGACGTGGACGCCCGGCTCTCCCCGGACGTAGACTTTCCGCCCCTTGGCCAGGTACTTCTGGCAGTTCTCCCCGCTCTTGCCCCAGACGGCCACGCGCACGAACGCCGCGTCCTCCCGGCCGAAGCGGTTGACGGCCACCGTAAAATTACACACGGTCCGGTCGTTCCCGTCCCGTTTGATGACCCGGCTCTCCGGATCACGTGTCAGGTTCCCGATGATTTCCATCGCCAGCATTGTCGATAATCCTCCCGTCGTCCTTCATCCGGATCAGCCCGCAGCCGACCGCCAAAAAGCTGGCCCGGATGATAAAATCGTCTTTGTACCGCCGGATCGTCTGCCGGTCGCAGTTGAGTTTCCGCGCTGTCTCCGCCTGGCTCAGGGCCCGCTCGAACAGATACCGCACCGCCCGCCCGGCGTCCGTGCCGGAAAATACGTCCATGGTCTGCTGGTACACGGAAAGCCACGTCTGGGCCCTGGTCACCCTGGTCCTGGCCTCGGCGATCCGGAGCGCCGCCCCGCAGACCCGGTCGGACCCTCCGCTGCCACCGCCGACGCTCTCCGCCCCCGGCGACCGGATGGCCCCGGCGTCTGATTCTGCGTCGCTCAGGTCCAGCAGGGCCCGGCGCAGCACCGCCGCCCGGTGCCGCAGATGATGCTCCACCGCCCGGTACACATTCCCCGGGATCGGGGAAGGCAGTTTTCCCATGTCACCCCTCCGCCTTGAACAGCTCATTCACGCCCAGCTTTTCTTCGAGCTCGGCCTCGTCATAGTCCCTTTGCCCGTACTTCT